ATATGATTCCCCCCGAATGGATTTTAATGGGGTTCGTTTTCTATTATGTGATTGTAGCAATAATTCTGGTGTTAGGTGAACTATGATTTGCAAAACATGCAAACATTGGGATTTTGATAAGAACAAAGAACTCGGTCTTTATAAAAATCATGGGTTATGCATGAAAATTCTGTTGGAACATGAAGTGATAGATCAAGAAGAAAAACCAAAAGCCGTTATTCTTGATTGTCATGAAGAATGGACAGCATTACAAACTCACATGCAATTCGGTTGCTTCCTATGGGAGAAGATAGATAATCAATGAGTCTATATTTCAAGAAACTCCGATACAAAAACTTCCTCTCGGTAGGAAATGACTTTCTTGAGCTAGATTTCACAAGGCACAAAACAACACTGATTGTCGGTTCCAATGGGGCGGGCAAAAGTTCTTTTATTGATGCCTTGGTCTTTGGCCTCTATGGCAAGCCCTACCGCAAAATCAATAAACCCCAACTCGTTAACTCAATTAACACCAAGAATCTGTTGGTCGAAGTCGAATTCAATTCGGGTAACAAGCAATTCATGGTGCGCCGGGGGCTCAAGCCAATGGTGTTTGAGATCTATCAGGATGACACCCTCATCCCCCAGGATTCGAACGTCAAGGATTATCAGGAGTACCTTGAGCACAACATCCTGAAAGTGGGCTATAAAAGCTTCTCACAGATCGTTGTGCTGGGTTCGGCTAATCATACCCCATTCATGCAACTGCCCACCCAGAACCGGCGAGAGATCGTTGAAGACCTATTGGATATTCAGATCTTCAGTGTAATGAATAGCTTGTTGAAAGAGAGGGTCCAGGAACACAAGGAGCTGACAACCGATAACAGCACGTCACTCAAGCTGATCGAGAATACCCTGGAAACAACGCGCCGCCATATGGAACAAGTCAAGGCAGGGTCAGAATCCCTGATTGATGAGAAACACCATGAGATATCGATCCTGGACAATGAAATAAAGGTCTGGGAAGAGCAAATCGATAAATTAATAGAGGTCCAGGCGCGCATCGAGAAATCGCTTTCTGAAACCAATTATGTGGAAATGAAAGACAAACTCGATGACAAATTGTTTCTCCTTGAGGATGAGCGCGAACGGATTGAGAAAGATATTGCATTTTATGAACACAGTTCAATCTGCCCGACATGCCAGCAATCATTTAAAGAAACATTTCGACAGGAGGTGCTACATGCTAAGAGACAATCCCTTCAAGAAGTATCAGAGAAGTTTCAAGTTTGTAAACGCAAACATGATGAGGTACGAGTATGTATTGACGACGCCCAGGAAAAAAACAACCGTATTAGAGCCATCACCACCCGCATCCATGAAACGCGGGTCGGTATCGCGCACGCTAAGAAGGGAGCCGAGGGACATCAACAAGATATCAAGAGACTACAAAATAAAATATCTGAAATAGCTGATGAAAACAATGAAACGAAATTGGTGAAGGAACGGGAGGATTTGCTGGCGGCCAAGGCCGAGCTGGGGAGGCGCCAGAGCCTCTATTCGACGGCGGCCACACTCCTGAAAGATGGGGGCATCAAAACGAAAATCATCCGTCAATATGTGCCGGTCATGAACAAACTGATCAGCAAGTATCTGGCCATGATGGATTTCTTTGTGCAGTTCGAGTTGGATGAGAATTTCAATGAGACAATTCTTTCTCGATATCGTGATGAGTTTAGCTATGAGAGTTTTTCAGAAGGGGAAAAATTCCGAATTAATATTTCCCTGCTTTTCACATGGCGTGCCATTGCAAAACTCCGCAACCGGGCATCCTGTAACCTGCTTATTCTCGATGAAATTTTTGATGGGAGTTTGGATATTGCTGGAACCGATGAGTTTCTGAAGATATTGGATTCAATGACGGCGGATACCAATGTTTTCCTGATCTCGCACTCCAGTCAGGTAATGGCCGATAAATTCGAGAAAGCCATTACATTCAAGAAGGTAAAGAATTTCAGTCAAATAGGGGGCCTCTAGATGTGCATAATCAACATTCCATTTTGCGTCAAGGATACGGTCGAGGATCGGGTGACACACGAGGTTGGGGAGGTAATTGGCATTGAATACAAACATGGTCTGTTAGGGAATTGCGATAAGTATTGGTATGATTGCGTGACCATAAATACCACGATTGGTCTGAAGGATGTTCGAGAACTTAAACGCATAGAAATGGATGAGACTGTGCTCATTGACAAGCATTGTGTGTGAGGGTATAAATGGTTGTTGAAACAAAATTTTCTGTGGGTGATCCAGTTTGGTGTCTCCTGACAAATAAGAAGACACGGGTGACGGGAATTAGAATCGAAAAGGGGGAAATGTGCTGCACCAGCGGCTTTAAAAGTGAAATCCTTTACGTCGTGAAAAGTCATTTATGCCATTCCTACCGAAAGGAGGAAGAGCTAATGAAAGTCGATTATGCCCCATGGCCAGCGGATTAAACACAATGAATGAATTACTCACCCCAGAGAAATGCGATAAATGCCCTGAATTACAAGTCGAAAATTATGGGGCCATAGAACACAACAAATGTATTGATTGCATGGAACAAGAAGCAGAATTCAAATCGAAATACGAATTGGTAGATGCCAACGATCCGGTTTTGCGCGAAGAAATTCCGCCATTTGATTTCAAGAACCCGCCGGTCGATCCAATTCAGTTAGCCCGAGATTTGACGGAGCATATGCTCTATCATAATGGAATTGGGTTGAGTGCAGTTCAGTTGGGTATCAGACATAGATGTTTTGTAGTTCGATCAAACCCAGTCCTGGCTGTATTCAACCCAATTATTGTTGATGCCACCTATCAAGATGAAATTGAATTAGAGGAGGGCTGCCTATCATTTCCAAACTTGTTTTTTAAGGTCAGCCGCCCAAAGGCAATTCGGGTGCGCTATACCGAGCCAAATGGAAATGTCGTGAATAAGAAATTCATTGGCATAACGGCCCGGATATTCCAGCATGAGTTAGATCATTTGGATGGTGTATTGTTCATTGATCGCATAAGTAAACTCAAGTTGGATATGGCTCTGAAAAAAGCCAAGAAGCATCATCGCGAGTATGATTTTTCGAACATAAATATAAGTGAATTGGATTTGATGAATGAAGGAAAAGGAAGTGAAAGCCCTAGTAGAGAATGAGAATCCCGAATTTGATGTATCTGATGAACCTTGGTATGACGATATCCTACCTAGCAATATCAATCTCAAAATTGTAGACGACGATCTCGGGAGCAATAGTGATCTTCCCGAATTCAAATTCGATGAGGATGCTCTCATCGAAGAGCTATATGACTATGTGTGCGGCACCTATGATTCACATTATTCAGGTGAGAAATATCAAGCCACTGATCTAATTATCGATGCGGGCCATGGCACCGGGTTTTGCATTGGCAATATTATTAAGTACACCAAGAGATATGGCAAGAAAAATGGGTACGATGAAACGGATATTTTCAAAATGCTTCATTACTCCCTGATTCTATTGCATGTACACAGAAAGGAACATAATGGAAATTAAAATTAGTAAAGATGAATTGAGCAAAAAGAAATTATTCCTAGCAACGCCAATGTATGGCGGGAATTGCACAGGAATGTATTCCAAATCTGTGGCTGATCTCAGTGCACTTTGTTTGCGTTATGGCGTTGAATTGAAGATGTATTATCTCTTCAATGAATCCCTAATTACCCGTGCCCGCAATTACTGCTGTGATGAATTTATGAGATCGGGATCAACTCACCTAATGTTCATTGATAGCGATATTGGATTTAATCCCAATGACGTAATTGCAATGCTGGCAATTCAATCAGATGAGAGTCCATATGACGTTATTGCCGGTCCATATCCAAAGAAATGTATTTCATGGGAGAAAATCAAACAGGCTGTTGACAAGGGGGTTGCAGATGAAAACCCAGGTGTGCTAGAAAAGTATGTCGGGGATTATGTTTTCAATCCAGTCCAGGGCAGCAAGCAAATTCCAATCGGTCAACCTGTTGAGGTTTCTGAGGCGGGCACCGGGTTTATGATGATTAGGCGGCAGACATTTGAGATATTTGATGCCCATTACCCCCAACAATCATATAAGCCCGATCATGTTCGTACCGAGCACTTCGATGGTACGCGCGAAATCATGGCCTATTTTGACTGCATTATCGATAGAGGATACACATTTACCGATGCCCATGATTTGATGGCGAATTTGATCAATGTCGATATATCAGATGCTAGTGCAGTTGAGGCCCTGAAAAAGAAAGCTGATCATTATCTTTCAAATGAGGCACATTCCAGCAAGCGGTATTTGTCCGAGGATTACAATTTCAGCTATTTGATCCGACGGGTGGGCGGTAAAGTATGGTTCTGTCCCTGGATGCAGCTACAACACGTAGGGAGCTACGTTTTTGCAGGGTCTTTGGCAGATATTGCTTCGATTGGTGCTGCCGCTACGGCAGATATTAATCAGATTAAGAAAATGAAGGAGGCCGCGAAAAAACCACCACCAAAGAAAATCCCAAAACAGCAAAAGACAGCAGCAAGGAAAAAGAAATGATGTGGCTTTTGCATAAGGAATTTATGCCAATTAATCTCGCACAAATTAGTATAGTCCAACCAACGGGACCAGATAGAATCAGTTTCGTTTATCCAAATGGGAATAGCAGTGAATGGGTGTTCAAAACAAACGAGCTAAGAGACGAGTATTATCAGGAGATATTCAAGATGTTGGAAAAGAAGGGAGGGCACTTATTGAAATGAACATTTATCAGTGGTATGTGGATATATTTGCATTGAATAGTAGGATGTGCCAGCAATGGTGGCAGCAGTATGTTGATGAAATGGAAAAATTGAATAGGAAATATACGGATGAAACTTGGCGCTGAGACGCTAACCATTCTGAAGAATTTCGCAGCCATTAACAAACACATCATAATCAAACCAGGAAACGTATTAAGAACTGTCTCGCCAAATAAAACGATTTTGGCGAGGGCAACCATAGAAGATGAATTTCCATGTGAGGTACCAATCTATGAGCTAAACAAATTGCTAAACGCTCTGGGTTTATTCAAAGACCCAGATATTCATTTCTCGGACCATTACCTGACAATTAGTCTGGGTCCGAGCAAATTGACATTCGCATATGCAAATCCCGATCCTTTGATCAAGCCGCCCGCCAATGATCTAGTTCTGAAAAATGTTTTCGAGACAGTGACGATTCCCGAGAGCGTTTTGCAAGCCCTAGACAAGGCCAGGAAAAGCCTGGGGCTTGAGGAAATTTGCATTGAGAGTTATGATGATGACCTATGGTTGAAGGCCCTGGATGCCAATGGCTCAACCAACAATGAATTTGCAATTAATATTGGTAAGAGTAAGGAGAATTTTCGAGCTATATTCGAGGCAGAATATTTGCAGGTAATTCCCCAGGACTATGAAGTCCAGATTGATCGGCGTGGTATTACACACTGGAAAGGAAGTGGAATCGACTACTGGATTGTTCTGTCTGCAAAACATTCGGAATTGGAACAGCGAGAGGCCGCATGAGTAATGGATGAATTTATCTGGTGCGAAAAATTTCGACCAAAAACCATTGATGAAACTATTTTACCACAGGAGTTGAAACTCAAGCTCAGAAAATTCATCGAACAAAAAAACGTCCCTAACCTGCTATTAACGGGTGGCCCTGGCGTCGGAAAAACAACGGCTGCCAGGGCCGTTCTAGAAGAGCTGGGGTGTGAGTATATCATGATCAACGGTTCTATGGAGGGTGGAATTGAAACTCTCCGTAGCCGTGTCCAGGCTTTTGCTTCCTCGATATCAATGCTAGGCGGTCGCAAATACGTCATTCTCGATGAAGCCGATTATCTCAGTCAGATGATGCAACCCGCCCTGCGGAATTTCATGGAGGAATTCAGTGCCAATTGCGGGTTTATTCTGACCTGCAATTACAAAAACCGGATCATCAAAGAATTGCATTCGCGTTGTGCGGTCGTGGAATTTATCATCCCGGCAAAGGAAAAGCCACAGTTGGCCGGGGACTTTCTGCGGCGCGCTACGGAGATCCTGGAGGCCGAGGGCATTGAGTATGATAAGAAGGTCATCGCCGCCCTGATCAAAAAACATTTTCCTGACTGGCGCAAGATTCTCAATATATTGCAATATGAAAGCGCTGCCGGTAAGATCGATACGCGCGTACTCAGCAACATCCGAGACGTGACTCTACGCGATCTGTTTGGGCACATGAAAGCCAAGAATTTCACGGCTGTACGCAAGTGGGTAGCCGACAACTCAAATATCGATAGCGCCGAATTCTATCGCAAATTTTACGACGCGATAGACGAGTATGTGGCCAGCAAAGACATTCCATTCCTGGTCGTGATCACGGCCAAATACCTCTATCAGGACGCCATGGCGGCGGACAAGGAGATCAACCTAGCTGCCTTCCTATGTGAAGTGATGGCCAACTGTGAGATTAAATAATGGTATTAGGACAATGCAAAGATTGCAAACATTGGCAACGTGAGGAGGACCATCCGGGTTTTGGATATTGTAGCGAGATTAATGTCTCGAATGCCAATCTTTCAACAAGCCAAAAAGCAACCATTAAAATCTATCAAGCTATTCATGGTCAAATCCCTGATTACCTCGAAACACACAGGGATTTCGGTTGCACTTTATTTGAGATGAAAACTGATGAACCTTGAAACCTCATTAACGCTCTATGCTATTCTCATCGTGGCGATATTCGTTATTGCGGCACTAACATTGGATGACAAATGAAATTTTTTGAGCGTTGTTTTATCTGTGACAAGCCAATCTGGTTTTGGCAAAAGCCAGGAAAGCTAAGTATTTATTGTTCTGAGGGAAAGGTTGACCGCCCCTTGTGTGGCCATTGTGAAAAGGTGGTCGATAAGTATTATACAGCAATTCAAAGTTGGAAGAATGACGACACCAAAAAAGGTATCTAGATTTTATGATATAGGAAATTGTCTCGTTGGTATTGGTGGTTATGAAACGCTTGTTTCACTCAATTTTATTCCCCCACTTTCGAACAACATTATATCGTCATTGATACTCCTCATTCTGGGATTGTTTCTTGGCGTAGTAGGTATGCATGTAAATTATTCACGAGGTATAGAATAATGAAAGACGAATCCGTAACTGTTGATGAACTTTTGGAAGAGACAAAGACCGAACCCAAAAAGAAGCCGGTCAAGAAGCCCATGGCCAGCCCCATCGAGCGTAAATTGAAAAAGCGTGTTGATGAATTAGAAGATGCCCTCAAGGAAATTCGGGACTTACACAATGGAAATCAGAAAAACGATTTCCGTAATCGCGTTCGGGTAATTCAAGAAGTGAATCTGAAAGACTAATAAAGGATGATGTCATGACAGCCCGCTCCCTCAAGAAAGGCGATAAGGTTCGAGTCACGACTGGAAGCAGTGAATTCAATGCCTATTTCTATTGCCAGATGGGAGACAGCTTTGTTGGCGTCACCCATGAAAAAGTGATAGAGGATGAGGGTGAGCCGCCCGGCACTGTTACTATCCATATGGCCGAGCATGTAAAGCGGAAAGTGACATAATGAGCCCATTTGATTTTACTGATTCTATTCTCATAACGAAAAAGAAAATCGACCGTGAATTAACGGTGCGACACTACCTTCCGTTTATCATAAATAGATCGTTATCATTTGGCGTGGATACAGTGATGTATGCAAATGAAATGAATCTGAATAGTCACATAGATAAGAAACTCCAGTATGACTATTTGTTTCATATGATTTCGAAACGGAATAGCAAAAATCGATGGATTAAAAAATCACAGGATGAAACTTTGACGATGATTCGGGAACACTATAACTGCACCATTGAGAAGGCCCGTGAAGCCATGTCGATATTATCAAAAGAACAAATTGAAGAAATAAAAAAGAAGAGTCATAGCAATGAATTTAGTCGATACGCTCATCGAGATCCGCCTTAAAGACGATAATGATTTTCTCAAGATCAAGGAAACATTGACCCGAATTGGCGTTATATCTCGCAAAGACAAGAAGTTATTTCAGAGTTGCCATATCCTTCATAAAAAAGGCCGCTACTATATCGTGCATTTCAAGGAGCTATTTGCTCTGGATGGCAAGTCAACTAATTTTTCTGAGGAAGACCGAGGGCGGCGCAATACAATCACATCCCTCTTAGCAGAATGGAATCTTCTTGAGATCGTGGACCCCACCAAGATAGAAGATCCCCGTACTCCAATGTCACAGATCAAAGTCATTCCGTATAAGGAAAAAAGCGAGTGGCAATTGGAGCAAAAGTATAGCATCGGGTCCAAGAAAAAGTATCAATCGACTGAGTAACTAAGGAGAAAGCTGATTATGAAAATTGTTCGTAAAAGCATCATTAGTGGAGTTGTGAGGGAGCGCGAAATGCCGGAGGTTACTGAGGATAAACTGAAAGAATGGCGCCCTGGCGATGGGAAACCCGGTAAGCGCATCCAGGATGTTTTTCCAACCATGGCAGCAGCAGATCGAGAATTTATACTGACGGGCGTTACGCCTGATGAAATCGAAACTCACTTAGTCAAGGAAGCTAAGAAAAAACGGTAATGCAACTCAGGGTAAAAAATATCAGTAAGTTCCTAGAGCGAATAAGAATGGCGAACGCGCATTATGTTTCTCTTGTTCAGATGGGGCAAAATAGAACACACCATCAACTAGCAGTTAATCGAATCATGGATATCCTGACTCTGATTGAATCCGATGATTTCGATTCAGATAGCTATGACCTTTTGATTAGCATGGAGGAATGGGAAGCGATTAACACCCTGCTTTACAAATAACGAAAGAAGGAACTTGGACGAAAATTCACCTTTCTCACGGTTAGGTGCTGCCGAAAATACATGCATGACCAATTCATTGGCAATTGCAAGATTAGATGAGCGATTAAAGAACATTGAGACACAGGTGACACGAATTGAGACAGGGGTTAAAGACCTAAACAAAAAACATGATACAGAAATGGATATTATATCGAAAAAACTATCTGACAAATACGTCACTACTGAAAACTTTTTGCCATATCAACGAGCGATTATCACCGCAATATCGACAGTGGTGATTGGTGTTTTGATGGCAGTCCTAAATCTCATACTGAAACAATGATCTTGTTGTATAAATAGGTATGCAGCGCGCAATTGCGGCTGCTTATTTAACCTTGCTTATCAAAGGAGGAACAAATGACCGATTCGATTTTTTCGAACTATGGCATTGGACTTGACAGACTTTTCTCGGAAATGAACCGCGATGCCATACAACGTCAATCAACCTATCCACCCTATAACGTAAAGAAAGTTGAGGAATATAAAACGATCCTCGAACTTGCTGTTGCGGGCTTCAAGAAAAAGGAGCTGATAGTTGAATTTGCGGAGGATGTTCTGAAAATATCAGGCAAAAAGGATGATTTTGACGATACCGACAAATATATCCACAAAGGAATAGGTACCCGTAGTTTTGTGCGCTCTTTCGTTCTCAGCCCGGATGTCCGCATAGATCAGGTCGTCCTGGAGGACGGATTGCTTCGTATATTGCTAGAACGCGAGATACCGGAGCACAAAAAACCACGCGAAATACCGATAGGTACGCATCAATTGGAAATAGATGATGTGCCTGATGACAAACTTCTTTTGATGGAAGAAGAGAAATAGTGATGAAAAAGGGGGACTACAAAAAGTCCCCCTTACTAAATATAGAGGTAAAAACATTCATATTTCCAACGATTGCGCGCAAAAATAGGAGAGTCTTTAATGGACAACAAATTCGAGTTTCTGAAGAAACTAGGTGTAGGATTTGATTGGCTGACCGATTTAATTGATGTTTTGAATCCTGCATATTTTACTGAGGATTACCCGCCCTACAATATCGTCAAGACCGATGCCGAGACTTATGTAATTCAAGTTTCG